AGTACCTCACGTAATTCTGAAATGTGGATTAAGTCTGAATATACTAAGAATTTATTTTTACAAAATTTTAATATTGTACAAAGTAATGGTAAAACTAACATTCTAAACACACCATATTTTCACAAACAACTTTATACGGATTTTAAAAAAAGTAGTCCATTAGGAAAATATTCGGGTTCGGCATATCTTTTATTAAATTCTTTACCATTTAAAGATTTAGAAGATAAAGTACTTCAGGATCAAACAAGAATGTCGAGTTTATTTAAAGAAATTGGTGCGTCTCATTATGTACCATATCATTTAATGTTAAAGTGGGGTGCAATTTATCATAGATATAAAAAGAAAATTTTAGAAGATGTTGATATACTATCAGGTTTTTTAACAAACAATATTACACAACCAATTAGTGGAAGTACTCTTTTTGATTTTGGAGTTGGAAGTACGTATACTATAAATTCAGAATCAATTACTCACTCATCTAGTAAACATATTGGATTACATCCTTTTTATGATTCAATATTTCATCAAATAGTAAATAATTACGCCATATCTGATACGGGTTCTACTATTTTTAATGCAAATGTAACTGGCGGTACAATAAATGATAAGACTGAAACTTATGGTGATGGTATAAAGTATCACACCACATTTGTTAATAATTCAAAAACAGATCCTGACCTTTACAAATATTATACCTTATTACCATCAGTAGGTGGTAACCCAAAAGAAAGTGCACCTTATAGTGTTTCGGGATATGAGTCAAAAATACAATCAAGTTTTAGAGTTGTGTGGGTTGACGATGATATTAAAACAATAGATTATAGTGGAGAAACTTTTCCAAGTTATAATCAATATGTTAAATCATATGTTAGTGGAACCATCAAAACAGATGATAATAAATTTGGATTAAGTTCAGACTATAGAAAAGTGATGGATTTAATTGGAACTTTTAGTCCATCAATATTAGATGAATTTGAATCTTGTTTTATTGAATTTTCAACAGAGAAAGTTAATGAAGAAATACCTTATCACAAATTTCCACCGTATACAGGAACAACAAAGGAGGTTTACACATTAAAATATGATAAGTTTCAAGATTTATTAAAAGAAATTGTTACTGTACCAATAGATACTCAAACCGACATGGTCGATTCTGGTGAGTTAATTAAAAGTTTAAAAACTAAACAATTAACTAAATTAGAATTAATAACTGCAGAAATGTTAAAGGCTGATAATTTAATCAAATTAACCATGGGTAATCCAAAAGAAATTAACCCACACGTTTGGTATGGTTTAGCTAAATTTGATAATGTTAACACATTTAATTATGGAACTTATAATTCATCACAATATACAACAGGAACAACCGTAGGTAGTATATGGGAACCAGGAACAAAAGATTATATTGAATTATATGTCGGTGAAGATATTGATGGATATTACCGACAGTTTTTTTCCACACTTAATGTTGAACTTAGTGAAAGCAACATTCTTCAATTTAGACCATTAATACTAATATATGCTGGTTATATTAAAAATGGAGGTACAAATACGTTAACTGCATTTCGAACACATCTCATAGATAATGTATTAAGTAAAGCGTCGGATAGATTATCGATTTATTTAGTACAATTAATTGGAAAATTTAGTTCATTAAAAACAAAAGAAAACAAAAATCAATTAACTGTTTTTAGTGGATTTAATGATCAAATCCTAAAACTTGAAGAATATAATTATTTTAAAACATTTAATGATAAATGGGTTTCAGGTAATTCATTAGGTAGTAGGTCATTAATGGAAGAATTTTTATTCTTTGATAAGGCCAATAAAGATATTGGTGACGTTGCATATATTAGTTTAGAAAAATTATTACCATTAGATGACCGTAAAAATGATAAGGCTAATTTATATAGTGTAATATCTATGTTAATCCAAGGAACTGGTTTTGATATGAGAGCATTACCGGCATATGTTAATTTTTATGGAACTAATGTTAATGGTAAATCTAAAACAACATCTTCTAAAAAAGTCGCAGAAAATTTGTTCGGAACATTTTTAGATGTTGATTACCAAGAATCCTCACCAAAAATTATTATTCAATATACAGGACCCACATCAAAAAGATTGGAGTTGTCTGACATTGAGGCAAAGGAAAATAAATTTAAAAACGATAGTGGTAACTTATTTGCAAACGCACAAAGTCCACTTGTTGTAACAATAGATGCTGGTAACCAAGTCGGTGATTTATATAAATCAAATAAGGTGGTTGCTTTTGAAGTAAGTGTTGGAGATGAAAATCAAGCGTTATTTAAAGGAGTTCAACTTGACCAATCATCTCAAAGAGAAACAACTGAATCCATGGCTGCAACTGAAAATTTAGGTCGTTCAGAATCGGGTGCTGGTGTTTACCAATTAGACACAAGTTTGTTTGATATCTATAGATTGAGGTCATATACTTGTGAGGTAACAATGATGGGTAATGTAATGATACAACCAACAATGTATTTCTACTTGAAGAACATACCAATGTTTAGAGGTTCATATTGGATAACCGAAGTTTCACATAATATAAAACCTGGTAATATATCAACTGTATTTAAAGGAACAAGAATACCATATACTTCTTTACCTGACCCAAAAGATTCTTTCTTATCAAGTTATAGAGTATTATTTGATAAAATTACCAAGGCGGCACAAAATAGAGTTAAAGAAGAAAATTTAATATTATCAGGCGATACAAAAACTGAAAAAATACTTAATACGGAGAACGGAGCATTACTTATTGATATGGGTGACCCTAAAGTTGCACCTAAAGGAGAAAAATTACAATCCACATCAGGAGTTAATGAATTTGGAGTTAATTGGGGTGGTAGAAACGGTGAAAAATATATTCAAGAAGTTGAATATAACGGTACCAAATATCTTAGAGCAATTGCTTGTGTTATGGGTGGTAAAAATTATACACCCGATAACGATATTGAAATGTCAATTATAAATCGTGTTACAACTAAAACAATATCAGGTACTACAATTTTAAATAAAATGACCTATCAAGATATTAAGGATAATAAAACAAATCAATTCTATTCAATGAAGTTTGATTTATCATCTTCTTTTCCAAGTCGAATTATGAGTGCCAAAACAACATTTTTAAATCCAAACGTTAAATCACCAAAACCAATAACTGTTGAACCACTAACTGGTAGTACTATTACTCCAACAAACATAAAGGGTCCAATTAATAGAGGACCAAATGTTCAAGGTTTTGGTGTTGCATTATCCAAGAAACTAATGACCGATTTAGGATTAATGGACGGTCAAGTTGTTTATTTTACAATGGAGAAGGGAGATTAATAATAATTGAGATATTTATATGAATATGAGAAATAATTTAGATAACACAATAGACAATTTTTTAACACCTAAAAACGTTAAAAAAGTTTCCCATGACGGAATGGAAAGGGAAGAATGTGATATGGTAACAGGAGAATGTTACACTATCAGAGAAAAAGACGGAATCGTTGAAAGAATAAATAAAAGATATATTACCGATGACGGTAGACAATTATTACAAGATTAAGCCATGTTAGAACAAAAACTACAAGAAGAATTAAATCGTTACAAAGCCATCAATAGATATGGTAAAACGATGATAATGGAACAAGATGCTCTTGGTGGTGAATTACCTCCACCTGCTGACCCTGCGGCAGCACCTGCTGACCCTGCGGCATTACCTACGGATGTTCCACCTGCAGACCCTGCAATGGACCCTATGGCTGACGCGGGAGCGGCACCAGCATTACCTGAAGGTGATACTACAGAGGAAATTGATATTACTGATTTAGTTGATATGACTAAGAGTATTAAAAAAGACATTGAAACTAATAAACAAGACCATGGTGCTGTTGTAAGTAAAATGGACGATGTGTTCAGTAAACTTAATGACCTTGAAGCTAAATTAAGTCAAATGGATGCTGTTATGGCTAAAATTGACCAATTAGGTACTCAAGTTCAACAAATGAAACCTGAAACTCCAGTTGAGAAATTAGAAATGAGATCTTTAGATTCATATCCATTTAACGAAAAACCACAAGAATTTTTCGCTCACAAACAAGGTGAAATGAGACAAAGTGGTAAAAATGAATATATTCTAACTAAAGACGAGGTAAGCAATTACTCTCCTGACCAAGTTAAAACATCTTTTAATCCAACACCTGATGAATATCAATTCTAATATAAATTTTTTATTAGGGTTAAGTGCTCAGTTAAAAGTGATGCATTGGCAAACTAAAGGTTATTCAAGACATCAAGCTTTTGGTAGTACGTATGACACTTTGAGTGATTTAACGGATACTTTCGTTGAAGCTGCAATGGGAAAATATGGTCGTTTTAAGTTAGATGATGAGACAAATACAATAACATTAGTTAATTTATCAGAGTTAAAACCTGAGGAAATGGTTAATACTGTAAAAAATGCTCTTATCCAATACAGCGAACAATTTGAACCAACTGACACAGACATTTTAAACATTAGAGATGAAATGTTAGGTTTATTTAACAAATTATCATATCTATTAACTTTAGAATAATACTTCAAAACATTTTTAAAAATAATTGAACCGGATTTCTTAATTCGGTTTTTTTTATTTATATTTTACTATAACAGTTTTATAAATAAAAATTTTTAATTATGTCAACATTTGATGCAGTACTAGCACAGTACGAGAAAAACAAAAATGCCACAAGTGGCAATTCTAACAAAATGTCTTCAGAAGACAGAATGAAGCGTTATTTCACTACCGTATTACCTAAGGGTTCTAAGGGAGAAGAAAGACGTATTCGTATTTTACCTACAAAAGATGGTGGTTCACCATTTGTTGAGGTCTACTTCCACGAAGTTCAAGTGGATGGAAAATGGGTTAAATTATATGACCCTAAACAAGAAGGAAAACGTTCACCATTGAACGAAGTTCAAGAAGCTTTAATGGCTACAGGTGTTGAGTCAGATAGAGAATCTGCTCGTCAATTTCGTTCTCGTAAATTCTATATCGTAAAAGTTATCGATAGAGACCACGAAAATGATGGCGTTAAATTTTGGAGATTTAAACACAACGCAAAGGGTGACGGTATTTTAGACAAAGTATTCCCAATCTTCCGTAACAAAGGTGATATTACAAATCCTGAAAATGGTCGTGATATGATTTTATCTTTAACACTAACTAAGGCGGGTACAGGTAAAGAATACACAGTAATCAACTCAGTAATTCCTGAAGATGCGGGTCCGTTACATGCAGATTCTAACGTAGCTAAAGCTTGGTTAGATGATGAATTAACATGGTCTGATGTTTATTCTAAGAAAGGTGAAGATTATTTAGAGATGGTTGCAAGAGGTGAAGTTCCACGTTGGGATTCTAATCAAAACAAATTTGTTTCAAGTAATAACACTACTGACGAAGAAACAATTTCAGCACCTAAAAAATCTACTCCTGTGGTTGACCCACAAGAAGAAGAAGAGGTTGATGGTGATTTACCATTCTAATTAATTTATGATGTTCCCGACACAAATGTCGGGAACATCCTTTTAAAAACAACAACATGGCAGGTATAAAAAAGACTGATTTTTCAGCAATCAAAAAGAAATTCTCAAAAGAAGCAGAATATAAACCAGACCGTTTTTTCGATTTGGGTGATGCTTTCTTAGATGCAACAGGAATTCCCGGTCCAGCAATGGGTCACATCAATATGTTGTTAGGACATAGTGATACAGGAAAAACAACTGCACTTGTAAAGTCAGCGGTAGATGCACAAAAGAAAGGTATTGTTCCTGTATTTGTAATTACAGAACAGAAATGGAGTTGGGACCACGCAGAATTAATGGGTTTCAATAAAGACGGAGATTATCTTTTCAATAGTGATTTCGAGTACATCGAACAAATCACAGAGTATATTAATGAATTATTAGATGCTCAAGAAAAGGGAGACTTACCTCACGATTTATTAATACTTTGGGATTCAGTTGGTTCAGTTCCTTGTAAAATGACTTACGATGGTAAAGGTGGTAAACAACACAACGCATCAGTATTAGCTGACAAAATTGGAATGGGTATCAACCAACGTATTTCAGGTTCAAGAAGAACAGATAAACCTTATACAAATACATTAATCATTG